ACCAGCAGTTGAAGCAATCATAGCACCATCACCAATTGCTACATTAGAACAACCTGTTACATTTTGACATAATGCATTTATACCAATAGCAATATTTCTTTGACCTGTGGTATTACATTGCATTGACCTATAACCAAGAGCAACGTTGAAACGTCCTGTTGTATTTAACATCATTGCTTGATCACCAATTGAAACGTTTGCGTCACCAATTGTGTTACATCTCATTGCTAAATATCCTATAGCAACATTAGGTTGACCTGTAGTATTTGCACAAAGAGCTTGAAAACCAATAGCAACGTTAAAATTTCCTGTTGTGTTACATGCTAAAGCTTGATAACCTACAGCAACGTTAAAACTTGCTGTTGTGTTTTTATTTAATGTTTCAAATCCTATACCTACATTACAAGAACCAATAGTATTACATTCTAAATTATAAGCACCAAGACCTACATTGTAGTTACCTGTTGTGTTATTAAATAATGATTTGTAACCTGCAGCCACTTGACCATTACCAAAGGTATTGTTATAGAGAGAGTTATGACCTAAAGCAACGTTTTGTTCACCAGTTGTATTTGCTCTTAATGAATCTGTTCCTATAGCCGCATTGTATTCACCAGTTGTGTTTGAATACATACTTTGATAACCAACTGCTGTATTTTTCTCACCAGTTGTATTATTATATAATGCTTGATATCCATGAGCAGTATTGTATGAACCAGCAGCTGTATTAGTATTAAACATTGCTTGATATCCCATAGCAACGTTATATAATCCTACATCATTACATTGTAACGCACCTGAACCAAATGCAAGATTACCACAATCAGCACTAGCCCCTTCTAATGTACATCTACCAATACCAATTTGATGACCAATAGATTTTATTCTGTGTCTTGTAGCAGAACCATCATCAAATCCTATTGTACCGTTACATACATGCATACCAAAAAATGGGTTTGTGGTATTTACACCTAAACAACCAGCAGCAGTAAATGCAAAACAATCATTACTATTTAAAGTAACAAGCAAAGAAGAACCAGTACCAGTTGTTCCTATTTTAGGTGAAACTCCTGTTGCAGGACCACACATTACAAGTGCTCTATTGAAAGTATCTCTTAATATTACATTTGAGCCACTTGCGTTTAGTATGTCTAAATTTTGTGTAGGACTTGTTGTTCCAATACCTACTCTATCATTTGAACTATCAACATGTAGAGTATTTGTATCTACTGTAAGGTCTCCAGTTGTAGAAATATTACCTGAAGTTGTAATTGCTATATCTGAGGCTAAATCAGCACCTGTGATAGTTGCGTTAAGTATATCAGCTGAGGTAACTGTATTATCTACAATTTTAGCTGAAGTAACTGAGTCGTCTGTTACGATTGCCAGACGAGCAGGTGATTTTCCAAGATAACTAGCCATCTTACGTTATCTCCATTATACTTAAAGTTGTGTCTAAACTATTTGCAGTGTTAGATTGAACTTTTAAAATATCTGTAGTCTCCATAACATACTTATTTCCTGACATAATTTCCAAAGAAGCTTTTGCAGGAACTTCAGCATTTTTTACAATAGTAACATTATCTCCATCAGCATTTTCTAAATTTACTGTAACCTCTATATTTGATGTTGTAATGTTTGAGAGAGTAAGACCTAAAACTATAGTTGTAGTAGATGAGGGTGTTGAATAAACTGAGATTGGTGTATCAGCACCTGTACTTGCACCGGTTTTTGTTTTAAGTTTAAAAGTATTTGCCATGGTTTATCCTAGCGCAATTGCTAAAGCTGTTGCGTCATCTACAGTAGCACCCGTTGATTGATTTGCAACTTCAACAATATTATTACCACTATCTTTCACATAAATTTTTTTATCAGCTGTATTAATAGCTAATTCACCTACTTGCAAATCAGATGTACCTGGAACTGAACTTGCAGTTTCGCTTCTTTTTAATTTAATAACAGTCGCCATAATTTTTGTTTGTGACGACTACTAGTAAGTTCCGCCGTCAATATCTCCATAAGTTACATTAGTACCGTTGGATTGTAAAATCTTACCATTTGTAGATAATGCTAATTTAGCAAGTGTGTTTGATCCACTTGCATATAAAATATCACCAGTAGTGTAAGAAGATTGTCCTGTACCACCATAAACTTCTCCAATTACTGAACCATTCCAAGTACCAGTTGCTATAGTACCTAAAGTTGTAATTGAAGTTTGTCCAACATATGTACTAGCAATAGTAATTGCGTCAGCACTAACAGAAATTTTATCTGCTGTACCTACTGCGTCAATTGTATTACCAGTTTTAGTTAAACCGTTTCCAGCTGAAATTTGACCTGCACCAGAAAACTGTTCAAAATTTATTGATGTTGTACCAAGTGTAATTGAACCATTTGTACTTAAAACATAACCATTGTCAGCATTAGAAGTACCTTCTTCGGTAAAAGTAAATGCACCTGAAGTTAATTCAGAAGCAGCGTCAGCGTCTGGTGTTCTAGTTAAAACAAAAACAGCACTACCACTACCTGTTGTTGTAACTTTATAGAAACCGTTTTGAGCAGCTACTGATTGATTTTTTACAAGAACTCTATCGTTTAAAGAAAGAGTTACTCCATCAACAGAGATTGCACCATTTGATGATGCTGTTAAAGTACCAGCACCGTTATTGTAGTTAGCAGCTAAGTTTGCTGTAGTAGCAACACGGACGGATGCTTTGACATCAAGTCCATTAGCAACACTATCAACATAAGTTTTATTTACAAGTGAATCTGAACTAAACCCAGCACGTGCTTCATAACCTGAAGGAACTGTAACTGAACCTGTACCGTTAGGAGCAAGAGCTAAATTACCGTTTGAGTTTGTTGTTGAAACGGTATTGCCGTCAATTGTAACGTTATCAACATCAAGAGAAGTAATACCATTTAAATCTGTTTGTGTACCACCTAATGAAATTGTATCAGAACCAATAGTAAGTGAACTAGTTGCAAGTTTTGAAATTGCAATTGAACCAGCAAGTTGTGTATTTGATATACCACCAGCTTTTACAGTTACAGCACCAGATGAAACAGAAAAATCATTTGCACTAAAAGAAGCAATACCTTTATTTGAATCTGTAGCATCTTCGCCAGAAATTGTAGTTGTACCAGCAGTGTCATCATAAGTTACATCAATACCCTCACCAGCAGTTACAGAACCACCAGAAATGTCTTCAATGTATTCTTGTAAAGATGTGCTTGTGTTATCAACGTATATATTTTTGATAACTGATTTACCAGTTCCGTTTGGAGTAATTTCTATATTACCGTTTGTGTCTGTTGATGATAAAATTCTACCGTCTAATTTTAAATTATCAACACTCCACTCGTCAATTTTTTTATTAGAATCTAGCAAGACACTTGACGAAGCAGTTGCTACACCGTGTGAGTGATCTAAAAGATTTGTAAAATATTCACCTGCAATTTCGATTGGTGAATTTGATGTTGAAGTAGGATCACCTATGAATAAACGTAAACCGTTACCACCTGCACCTGCACTAGCAGCTGAGGTATCATAAACATAGGCCAACTCCCCTTGATTTAAACCACTAGGAGCGGTAGCGCCGGTAGTTCGTTTTATTTTAATTATTGTTGCCATTTATTCTCTCCCTAAAATGTGCCTCCGTTTAATATCAAATTTCCGCCTGTGTCGGTTATTATTTCATTTCGACTTGTCCATTTTTTAGTATTATTATCATATTGTAATAATGCGCCATCAGCTAAAGAAGTTGCGTTTACATCTTCTAAGTTACCTAAATTTGTTGTCGCTGAGGGAGTGGTTACAGATACCTGTTTTGGTCCAGGTGCTGTAGTAGCATTTACACTTGCAGTAATATTTGTTGTTTGATTAATTCTTGCAGTATAATTTGACATACACCCTCTCTTCTTCTATATTTATAATATTTATATAGTGGAAAGGGGTGTATGTTGTGTTTTGTGAAAATTATTTTGCTGTGTCAGCAGTATTGGCAGTCGCTACGTTTGAGGCTTCCTCAGTTTTAGGACCGTCAACTTTTTCAAGTTCTTTTTCAATTTTACTATCGTAATGTTTAGTAAGAACGTCAATTTTCTCTACTTCAACCACATGTCTCATTCTATTTGCCTGTAAGTCTTGTCTTACTGCAATAGCATTTAAACAATCTGCCGATAATTTGTCTTGTTTATATTCTTTACCGTTGATAAAGATACTTGGCACTTGGGGTGCATTTTCTGTTGTTTTCGTGTTCAATTCACTACTCATATTTTATCTCCTTAACATATATGTTGTTTATCTATTTATATAGTAACTTGTGGTCTTATTGAAATAATTCCTTCTATTACTCTTGTTACGTCTCCTGATGAGGTTTGAGTAATTTCTACATCAAAAACATAACGTGCTGGGGCATCCAAAGCTGCTGTTTGAGTAGGTGTTAGTGATAAAGTCACAACACCTGTTGTAGGATCACCTGCAATTGTAGTTGTCATGGTTGTTCTAGTTCTTGTAGAATTATATCCTAAAGCCATTTTTGCAGCTGCTGTATAACCAGTTAAATTAAAACCTGTTCCATCAGCATTTTTGACTGTTACCGCTGAACTAAAGGATGCTCCTTGATCTAAATTTAAATTTGCTATTGCCGCCATGGTATTATTTATAATAGTTTTTGTATATCTTTTGTGCCTTTTAAAGTGAACATTAACGCAATTCTAGGTTTATTACTCATATTAATTACTGCATGTTTATAACCAATATTTAAGAAATTAGCTGTACCATCTTTTAAAGTATATGCCTCTATCTTATCATCTCTTTTAAATAGATTGATTATATTGTCATTACCATATATTGGTACAATACATCTTACACCATAGTTGACATCATAATCTACATGCCATGGTATCATTTTTCCTGGTGCTAATTTTGTAATTCGTATTCTACTGGCTGGTGACTCACATTGAGTTACAATTTCTTCAAAGTAACTTCCTGTATAATCCTCTGTAGGAACATTATATAAATGTTCTTCCTTTCTTCTTAATCTTTCTTTAATACTTGTGGTATGTGGTAATATTTCACTTGGTGTTGTAAGATTAATTTGTTCAAAGTTATCATATACACTTTTTACTAACTCCTCATGATTCATACATAACATAGGATTTGCTGACCTTACATCTTTAAATTGATTGTTTAATCTATCGGTAGCCTCTCTTAATGTATCTAAATTTATATCTAGTTTTAAGTCTGCTACCGTTGGTAAGTTATGTTTAGATAATTTGTCCATCATGTTCTCTTTCTACTATATAATCTGACTTTGGTTGCCAATCATAATCTCCTTGTAATCGAATGCTGTACACATATTGTAACATCTTTCCTGTAGTAAATAAAAAACTTGTTTCTAATTGTAGTTTTGTGTACCATTCTCCTGTAATAAACTTTTTAAATGCCTTATCGGTCATTTGTTTTTTTCTTTGATATAGGTTATTTATCGCTTTATTTTTTATGTCATGTGTAATATACAATATCTTATAACCTTTTTCTCTTGCCCATTTTATTTGATATTCTCCCATTATTAACCCACAATGAGTGAATCTATGTTCTTTTAAGATGTGATATCTACAAACTCTAACAGCTTCATTAGGGTCATTTGTGTAATGTGACCTTTCGGCAGCCGATATAGATATTAACTTGTCATCTTTAAAACACATCCAAGTTTCTATATCTGAATTATCAGGATCATATTTCTTGTAAGTAAGACTATCGTTGCCTTCTTGCCAAGTTTGTAATCTAAATCTTTCTATTAGAGGCCAGTATTTGTTAGGATCCTCTGAATATCTTTTTACTATCATAATAATTTAGCATGGGCGATTAATCTTCTACCACAAAAAATCTCTGCTTCAACTATATGTTTTTCCCAAAAACTATATTGTTGCATATCATTTGTAATAGTTTTAAGTTTCAATCTTTCTTCATAATATTTTTGTTCGTGATAAGGTTCTTGTATTATCGCATTACTACAATTATAGAACTTCATAATATCTGTAAACATTTTATAATGGTCTTTTTCATACAATAATACACCACTAAAAATTACACAATCAACATTAAAATTAACCTCTTTTAATGTTGCCCAATCTCTAACTTCATATTGATAGTTTGGCCACCTTTTTTGTGCTAACTCTATAGGCTCAGGTGATGTATCAAAACCATAATACTCATACTCTTTATAATTTTTATCATATAAAAAGTCATTAATAGGTCCATGCCTACAGCCAACATCTACAATACCTTTAAAACCATTTTTAATTACTATATCTGCTTGTGTTTCAAAAATAGGTCGTGCCTCTAGTGTATCAAGATAAGACATATCTCTAAATGCATATCTTCTTTTCATTGGTATTTCACCAGATGTAGTTACAATTTTTGGCCAAGGAACTTCTTTACTTATAGACATTATTAAAATCCGATGCTATTCGCCATAATAAACGATTGTTATCCATGACAGGTGTTCTTCTATGTAAACTTGTAAATTGGTCCATAAGAAGTAAATCACCCTCTTTAAATATATGATGATATTGATATTGAGATTTAAATATCTTTGGCATTAATCCTGCAATAAGTTTTTCATGGTCAATTTGTTTTTTACCTTCCCATGCCTTACAAATAAAGTGATAAGGAAAATAAAAGTATTCTAAACCTGTGTGTGGATGTACACCAACTAACTTACGAATGCTACCTTTATTCTTACTCATAAACTCTAACTCGGGGTCGCCTTCTTCTAAATCATATATTGTATTGTTTTTAAATTTAAGTCTTATTGTAATTGAACGATAATACTCTTGTTCATCTTTAGACATATCATAAAAGGGTTGTTGAGTATTACAAACACTTAAAGTTGTATTGATATCTTCTTTTACACAATATAAAGCAATCAATATTTTATCTATAAGATGTCTTGAATTACCATTAGAATGCCAGCCTAATTCTGTATCACCAAACATACCTATCTTTTTGCCATCTACTTTTTTACCTGTAACTAAAAAGATTTCTGGATATTCTTTTGGGTTCATAAACAAATTAGGCGTTTCACATTCACCAAATTTTTTCATAACATTTATGTAATCAGTTTCTTTTAAATTTTGATTATATAATACTGCTACACCGTCTTGGTGTATATCTTTAGCTAATCGTTTAATATGTTCGTCATTAAACGTTTTTATATCTTCACTTGTTTTATATAGTTGTTTCATTTTGAATATCCTTTTTTAAAAAATAAGATTCAGCATTAAAGTTTTTTGACAATCCAAATACAATAAGATCACCTACGCCTTTTATATCATGCATAAACTTTGTATGATATAAAGACATAGCATTAGTATTATTAAGAACCTTTGTGTCTAAAATTTTTTTAGTTTCTTTATCGTGTAATGTAACTGTTAATTCACCTCGAGGACATAAAAATATTACAGCAGAATCTATACTACCACCATCAATATGGGGTCCTTGATCATCTACGAATCCCTCAAAGTAATCCCACACACCCATATATTCTATAGGACCAATATGTTCTTCTAACATGGTTCTCAATAAAAAAGTTTCATGTGAAAAAGATCCTCTTTCCCATATTGCCCAATAGTTTTTATTATCTTTTTTATTTTTGTCAATAAATGGTAATAGATTATATTGATCTACATCCATATCCCATGTATAACACCAATTATATTTCATTAAAATATTCTTTTATATTAGTTTGTTTAGAAGTTCCAAAAACAATAAGATCACCCTGGCCTTCAACAGAATGTGGAAAAATAGTATTGTTTAAAGCTACTAATTTGTTTTTATCAATAGTTATAGTTTTTATAATATATGAATTTTCATCATCATGTTCATGTAAATGAAGTTTAAAACTGCCTGATATACATGTCACTATTGAACCAGTATGTTCTCCACCATCATCTATATGCACAGGACAACGTTTAAAATTATTATCATATCTCCATATGGCTAATATGGGTGTTTTTTCTTCTAATGCAAGTCCTGTTATATTTGTTACTAATTCTCTTACGTTAGATAATTTATTACTTGCTCCACCATCATCTAATCTTATTCTATTTTTTCCGAGAGGTGGTATAACCCACATTTTAGAATTAGCAACTGACTTATATGTATTAAAAGGTTCATAATTATAATTCTTGGTATAATCATGTGCCACAAGTTTTAAGTTTTCTGGCATACTAACTTTAAATTCTTTAGCCCAAATCATAATATATTTTCTACCTTTTTTTTAAATTCTTGAAAGCTTACGTCTTTAGGTATATTATTCCATCTAGTTACCCAAGCACACCTAGGTGCCTCTGTCACCACAACTCTATGCATAATGGTAGTTTGTATCAATAAAGGTTTATCAACAATAATATGACCTATCTTTCTATCACTCAAAAACTTTTCAAATTCAGGCGTGCCTTGACCTATTTCTTTTTGAGCATAAAATTCATGGTAGTAAGCGTGACCATGAGCATTTTTTTCTGGCAAGTAAACTTCTTCATCTTTTGTTTCAAAGTAATCTATACGAGAGTTGCCTAAAACTGGAATAACAATATTATAACCATTAGGGTGTTCAGTATGATAATCAACATCTGTATGAGCAAACACATCTTTTTCTGTGGTATTTGCTGTATTAAATCCTGTTGAACGAAGCTGATAGTGTGGATGTACTTTTCTATGTTGTGATAATATAGGATCAAATATTTTTTCATAACCTGTAGGTTTACCTGTCCTATTATATTCTAACGAATAACTTTCAAAAGGTGTTTTACCAAACACATTAAAGTCTTCAACAACTCTATCACTTTTAACTTTTTCATACAAAGAAAGTAATAGACCTGTATCAACTTTAATATCAAGATACTCTGCAATACCTTTTATCATATTTCTTCTAATACACCTTCAATAAATGGATTTTTAAATTCTTTTACTATACAACCATCTTCAATTAAAAAAACGTATCTACTTGTTCTAATACCAAAACTATCTCCCCAATCTTCATCTTTTTTTATTGACTTTGTAAACACGGCCAAGGGGTCAGATATTGTAATTATCTCAGGACTACCATGTTGCATGTTCCATTCATTCATAACATATACATCATTATTACCTACAAACAAAACCTTTTCAACACCTTTTTCTTTTAATTTATTTAAATTTTTAGCAAAACCGGGTAAATGTTTTTTTGTGCAACCACTTGTAAATGCACCTGGTATTCCACACATTATAGTTTTTTTATTATCTAATTCAAAAGGCTTTATCTGTCCTTCTTTTAAAGTATATAAGCCTTTACAATTTAATTTTTCCATTTTTTATTCCAATCGTTATATTTTTGTTGCCAACCACTCACTTCATCTTTCATATCTTTTTTTAATATTTGTTTACACTCTTTTTCTATAAAATTATGATTGTTTGGTGTTAAATTTTCCCAACAATCATTTTTTACCCACATATTTTTAACTTGACTGCCTAATTTTGTTAATATATCTTTTGTCATATCAAAGTGTCTACCACCTACACCTTTCTTAGCTGGTGTAAATGTTATCACATATATAGGTTTATTTGATATAGAATATTGTTGACCTAAGTCTGCATTATAATAAGCTTTGACGACCAACCAGTCCATTAGATTTTTAAATCCTACTGAATAATGTCCTGTATATTCTGGTATTGCAAATACTAAAACATCACTTTCTTTTAATTTTCTATCTAAAGTTTCTACTGAATTAGGTATATCACCATCAGGTTTATTTGAATTACAAATAGGTAAATTTATTTTGATAATGTGTTTAAAGTTTAGATAACGATTCATCAATAATAATCCTCTATGGCTCATTGAATCGTCACTATAACTAAATGAGATTGCTGTTATATTCATTATTTGTGGACTTCTGGTTTATAGTCAGCAATTGCTTTACTATAATCAAAAGCAGTTCTCCATAACTGTCTGTCTTTGTTTTTGACAGCTGATCTTCTATGACTGGTTAACAACTGATCCATAAACAATAAATCACCTTTTCTAAAAACATGATGTACCATATACTTTGATCTAGTTACTAAACTCCATAACTTATCATAGAATGCTTGAAAGTCTTTAATTTCTTCACCTTTGTACCATGCTTTATACAAATAGATAAACATAGGATACAAATACTCGTTACCATTTACAGGATGTTTTCCAACTAATGGTCTTCTATTAATTGTTTCTTTATAATGTTCTTGTCCTGTTCTAAAGTTTTGTACATTTATTTTTTCATATGCTTTAGAATACACACCATCATTACGCCATATTCTAGCACGTTCACCTTCGTTGTTTAGATTGATTTCTATATTACGAAAATACTCTTTATCTTCTTCCGATAATTCTTCAAATGCTTTTTTCTGATCTACAATAGATAGTACAGTATCAATACATTCAGTTTCGCAATACAACCCTACACAAATCTCATCAAAGTTATATCTACCAGTTCCGTTAGCATGCCATTCTAATTCTGTTGGACCAAACATACCTATTGGTTTACCATCAACAATTTTACCAGAGACAATACTAATCTGTGGAGAATCTTTAGGGTTCATAAAATAATCTAGTTCTTCTACCTTACCCATTCTAGCACAAACTTCAGCAAGTTGTTGTCTAGTTAAATTTTGATCATGTAATACTACAGAACCTTTGTCAACTATTGTGTTAACTAATTTTGTAAACTGTTCGTCTGTGTAATCTAATATATTCATTTTTCAAATAAAGGTGTTAAACAAAGTCTAGCTGTATCATTCCACCTCATTCTTCTTCTTTCCTCATAGTAAGAATCTCTACTTGTTGCCAAGTACCATACGTCTGATGGTTTTATACCATAGTCATCACAAAACTCAATTTGTTTTGTTCTATTTTTTTTCCACATCTCATCAACAGTAAAGTTATCTATAATTAACTTTATTGTTCGCACACCAGTATAATTCCAATTTTCAAGTTTTCTTAATCTATCTAATGATTTATGTGGTTCTTTTGTATAGACTAATCCAAGTCTTTGACCTGCCAATCCAAAACCTTTAGAAAAACCAAAGAATACTTGTTCAGTATTTTTAGGCACATCTATTTTTTGTATATCTGTTGCACCAACATAACAACAATCTAATATCACTGGTGAATTAATCTCACCCATGTCAAAGTAGTTGCCGTCTGCGGCTGATGGTATACTTAGATACATTGGTTTATCATTATCTACTTTTCTAGGCACTGCTGATCGACCTAAGTCATTCATATGTTGTTGTGGTACATCACAACAAACAGTAGGTTTAGTTCCTATGATTTGTGGATATTCGTAATCACCTTCTAACTGTTGCCATTTTCTTGTCTCAGTCATAACCCAATGATGTATTGCGTCTGTAACACCATGTGTAAAATAACAATGTGGAAAATCTGATAAGTCTATAATCTCACTAACCCATTTTCTATGAAGTGTTATTACTTCGTTTAATTCTTTAGTCGCCTCACCACTACCTCTAACATGATAGGTGTCAGCAACAACTTGTAACTGAAGAACATCAGATACTTCGTTAATTCTAGGAACGTTTACAAAACGTTCACCTCTAATGATTTGTTTGAGTTTGTGTTTTTCTTTTTCCATAATCTTTAAATAATTTTTCTGCTATCCAACCACCTGTATCAAATTTATGTAATCTAATTCTTTTAAAATTTTCGTGATGATTTTTATGATAGCCTTCACCTGCAATAAACATATTTAACCAAGGCACATTAGCGCCACCTGGTGTTTTGTGTCCTACCGTATTTAATAATCCAAAACCTATCTTTGCAAATATAAATGGCACTACGCAAAAGGCCACCCAAAAATAAGGACTAATTAAAAAACTTACTATGTTAACACCTAATAGTATTTTAAACCAATGTTTATGACAAAATACTAGTCTAGGATTTTTATACAAATCTCTGGCATACTTCATAGGAATATTTTTGATATCCCATGTAGTCAGTAAAACTTTCCAAAAACCAACATACTTTTGAGCATGAGGGTCTTTAGGTCCGTCTGAATGATAATGGTGCATACGGTGGCTTGCAATCCACCCTATTGGTGTTCTAATACATGCTATCATTAACATTGCTAAACCAATTGTTTCAAACCATACTGGAACTTTAAATTGATTGTGGCAATAATGTCTATGTAATAATAGACTAGCACCCCAATGAGATATAACTTGCGACCACACAATACCCAATAATATAACAATAATCCATTCCATATTTAAGGTCTTTCAATACTGCAAGAGATAGAATTATCAGTACAATAATTTTCTCTTGCAACTTTATTTGTTTCATCAATGTCAGAGTCGTTAGAAAATTCATTAAAAGATTCTTCATCTTTAAAAATTGTTGTGTAAGTTTCTGTTAAACCATCAACTACTTTAACAGGTTTTTGTGTAATTTTTCCTGCGTCAAAATAATCGTCAATTAAACTCATAATAGGCGTACCATCCCAAAAATCAATTTCGGTTTCTGCGTTAGGTTTTGTATATACTGTTTTTACTGTGTAACTCATATTACTATTTATCCTTTTATACTATTTATCCTTCTTTTACTATTTTATTTCTGTAATTTTGATATCTCGTTCTTTATCAGAGTTAGTCCAAGTCATAGATTTGTCAGGTAATTTATGCACATTTCCATATGGATCGGTTGCCTCATCAGCTGATCTTATATCTACAATTTTAACTTTTCTATATTTTTCTTCTTTAATATCTCTTCCTTCTTTATTAAAAGTTAAATTGTGGCCATTGGAACTTCCTATTGCTAATTCATAATCATCTGATTCCCAACGAGGTCTATTTTTTTGAGCAAAACCTATACCTATTCCATAAAAAAGTTTTTTTGTTTTATTTTTTACATCATCATATATGCCTAGTCTTCTTTCCCAATAGTAATCACAATCTGGTCCTGTACTATGACTTTTATTACAACCTGTATAATAACCTAATTCAGCTGCTGTTTTTAAAACTAAACCCATAGCAATACCAACACTTACAATACTATTCTCCCACCTAGGTCCAAAATTAGGCGCCTTTGTTCCGTCGTTTAATGAATTAAATTTTGTTGAGGGAAATTTGCAAACAAATGCCATGTACATATTAGCATTTACTTGTGAATTTCTAAATACTGATGGTGGTTTACCGTTAGCGTTACAACCATATGTTCTACCCCAAGTCCATTTATATAAATCTTTTATCACTTCTCTATCTACTGTCCAATAAACGTCATAGTAAGCCTCATGTTGTTTAGAAGGTGCATTTTTAGCCACCCATAACAAATAATCAATGTGTTCTTTAGGTATGGTTTTAGAGTAATCCCAATTTCTTTGAGCCTTTTGTATTTTTAATATTGTCTCTTTTTCTTTTTCAAAACTCATTTTACAAATAGTCTTTCTTTTACAATTTCATTTATAGGTTTACCAAAATATTTATTAGGTGTATAAGTTTTCGTATTAATGTTATAGTTTAACCAAGGTGTCAGTCCTAAAACTATATTAATTCTTGGTTGTTTAGTTGTCACTTTTTTTATTATTGCTGGTCTATGAGGTTGTCTTGTGTTCCAAAGATATGCTTTTCCGATTTCTAACTTATAAGTTTTATCTGTCCATTCTATAACATGTTCATCACTTGTTTGTAAAGGTATATTAACTCTCAATAACTGACAAGTAGGCTCATCTACATGCCAACCACCGTCTTTACTTGGTTCATCTCCGTATCCAAAATAATATGCTACTCGACTTCTTGATATTGGAAAATTAAATCTATCTAAAAAAAATCCTAAATGTTCTTGTATTGTTTCATCAATCTTACAAAATCCAAAAGTATCGTGATATGAATTTTTTAATTGTTTATGATCGCCAGCACCTTTTTCTAATCCATAATATTGGTCTGTTAATTTTGACCCCCATACTTGACTATATCTACTTTGATCTTTGTTAATAAAGTTAGGATTATATGTCAATCCAAAACCACAATATGCTTCAATTGTGTAATATTTTGTAACCCATGGAAATAAACCTATTTTTGATTCTATTTGTTTTACACCTTCTAAAATTTTATCTGCTGAAGGCAATCCTAACTCTTCGAGTGTAAATTCATACCAACTAAAATCTTTTTGATTATCGTCTGTATCTTTAAATAAATTTTTAACTTCATTATGAATCATCTTATTATTTATATAAATAGGACATGATTAATATATTATGTACAAGTAAACCCGGTGATGGTCTATTAAGATATAGTTATGAACATTGTTGTGCCTTAAACTCTTTAGGTGTTAAGACTCAATTAGTTATCATACCAAATCCTAAACACACTAAAGAAGAATATATAAAGTCTATTACAGATCAATATAAAACTTATCAAAATGTAATCTTTGATGATTATACACCTTCTAAAAATGAAATTACTTTGGTATTAGGACGAAGTATGGTAACTCTAGCTTATTTAGATAGAAAAAACTATACTCAAAATCAACTATTAACTTTACATTTACTATTAAAAGAAAAACTTATATCTGTATATTCAGAAAATCATATAAAACAATATCCTACAGCTTTAGAATACTTTAAATCTAAAAGAGTTTTTGATCTATGTGATTTTGATGTTTATCCTAATGGCGAAGGAATACAATACGAAAAAATAATTAACTTTGATGAATATAAACCTATAAAAAATGATAT